CGGCCAGCGACTCATCGCCCAGCGCGGTTTGTACCCGCAGGCCCATAGCCTGCAGCTCCACAGCCTTCGGTGTGCCGGCATCGTCTACGATGACTTCAGCAGTGGCCGGCAAAGCCGACGCTTCTATGTTCGTTAGCGCAGTGATATCAAAGTCAAACGCGCCAGAGGTGAGGCTGATAGGGTTGGTGGTCGTTGAGGCTTGGTCCGTCAGAGCGATGTCATCAGCGTTGACCGTAATGCCACTGCCGGCACCGACAGCCAGTACCCCTGAAGACTCCGTTAGCCCCGCACCAGCCACCGTAGCGGCTAACTGCAGGTCCGTACCGGAAATTTCGATACCGTTCGTAGGGGACAGCCACGCAGTAACACTTCCCCCGTCATCCCAGAAGACGATGCGATCTGCTCCTGGGTCCGTAAGGTCCTCGAGGCCCAGCATGGCAACATTAATTGCCCCACCTACAGTACTCTCCAGACCATCTCCCAAGGTCCAGCCTATAACGGCAGAGGCAGAGTCATCCCACCCAAGAAGGGTGTCGGCGTTGGGGTCTGCGAGAGCCTGAATGTCTTCAAGCATTCCCCCGTTGTCTTCCAGAATGTCCTTTACCTTAGCCGGCGTAATCAGCACATCGTCAAGGGTCATCGCTTGTGCCTGAACATCAGTTGCGATGTCTGAACTGTCGTACTTCGTTGCGATAGCAGTAGAGATGGCAGCCAGTTCACCATCAATATCCGCGCCGAGGATCAACTTCTCGGGGTTACCTGTAGTATATCCATCTTTTGCGGAAAAGTCTTCAATCTGTGTATAATTACTCATTAAGCGAGTCGTCCTATCTTAGCGAACAGCTCCAGCTGCTGCAATGCGAATGATCCTGTAATGTCTCCTTCAATCCCGAGGCGAAAGTACTGCGCCGTATCACGGGCAGGTACTTTGAGAATACGCAGAGACAGTCCCCCAGACCACTCAGCGACACCCCATTCTCCGACTCCCCACTCGTCTCCTCCGTCGCCGGATAGACTCTCTGTGATGGAATTAAACTCAGTACTGAAATCTGCTCCCCACTTAAATACGATATCAGACTGGCTCTTAGCAAACACAATAGCACCAATCCTCTTCAGAATTTTGAGCCTGTTAGCTAGCCCCTCTCCGAGGTCCAACCACGGAGACTGGTAGACAAAGCGGAAGCTGCTTCCGTCGTCATCGTTACCGCCGTACAGTCCTACCTCACCAGCGTTACCCAGCAGGATACTTTCATTATCCCTTACGCACCAGGATCGCGGTGCCAGCGTCCAGCTTGTGACGATGGATATCTCGTCCCCTTCCTTATCTCGAAATCTGAACCTCTGGTCCAGTACCCACGTAGTTCCCGAGGTAGGGAAGGTGATACCGTAGAAGCCTTCCTTCGGGGAGTAAAAGCTGTTGATCTCAGTCTCTGACTCAGCACGGGCTTCCGCCATCAGCTGGGCTCGTACATTCTTGCTCAGGTTGGTTATCGGGTTAGATTGCTGAACCAGCACACGCTGCAAGGATTGCACCCCGTTGCGGGAGAGATATAGCATATCTGACTCCCCCACGGGCTGGATACTCCACTGGCTCAAGCATCCCGTTCCGGTAATAATGTCCTTAACTTCGAGCTGGTCGGGGTCGATACCGATAACCCCTGTCGTGTCATCTCCGTAAAAGACGATATGATTCTTACCGAAGATTACTAAACGCCCGTTAAACGCAGCAATAGCCGTGACCGTATCTTGACCATGCGTCCACACGGACGACATGTCAATACTGCCGGTGCCAGTACCGGCCCAATCTGTCTCGTCCAGCAGGTAGCTGTACTTAATTGTTACCCCGTCTGAGTCCAATGCCCATACACGTCCGTATGCGCATAGTCCAATTCCGTTGTGCGACGTAGGAGCAGTTCCATCACTTTCAGCGACAGTAGCAAAATTGCCAGTCCCATTGTAGACGATAGGCTTCTGCCCGTCCTGAAAGCCGATGACGAGGTTATTAAAGTTCTGCATCCACCAGCGACCATCCGAATCGGTAACAGAACCAGATATATCATTGCCTTCAGGATCAGTAATATCATTAGCAATGCCCCCATCCCAAGCGCAGATAAGAGACCTAGTACCATCTCCCTTACGGTACTCAAAGATTGTCTCCACATTCGGGTTTGCCGTGATGTTGGTTGTTGTTTGGTCTGTGTATCCGGCACGAGCAGCCAGCCTTCCTGACGAGTCTATAACGCAGTTCTTTGCTGCTGTCGCGAACTGGGGAGAAAGTACGTTGCTGGCCTGGGCTAGGTTTATCCCTAAGAATCCCGGAGCAACCAGATCAATCGGTCGCAGCTGGGCAGTCATTAGCCCGGTACCAGCTGGTAGTCACCCTGCTCAGCAGCATCCCGCGCTACAGAGGACCCGAGGACTTGATTAAACATCTCTTGATTAAATACGGGACGTGACCCCAGCTCTTCCCCGCGCTCCTCGTAGGCGTACCATGCAGCACCTACCGATATAGGCCGCGCAGGTACTTTAATGTTCGTATTTAGATCAGTCGTGCCAAGCTCCCCCTGGGGGATAACCATAACAATGTCGATCGTACGGTTATCAGTGGGGGTAGGCCAGACTTGGATGCTCATAGCATCCTCTCCGGTGTTGTCAATAGCAAAGTATGCCGGGTCATTACCGTTAGATGTGTCTAGCTTCCGCCGACGCAACAGCTCCGCCATATCCATCTCTCTCAGACGGTAGGGACTATTGGAGTCCGTAACGTCAAAAACGAGCGCACGCTCTTCGCCGGCAATATCGTCATAGACCCGGACGATGCGTGAACGCTCGTTCGCATTCGTAATAACAGCAGAGCTGGTGCCAGACGTTACCGTGACCTGCTCATCAGAGCGCAGAGCACGCCAATTGTGCTCGTCTTCAACGATTTCCTTAATCTGGTTAACGAAGAGACCTAGCAGCTTGTGGTACTTCGAAGTAATCTCCGAGGTGCCACTGCTTATCTCCTCCTCACCTAGAGCTACCAGAACTCTGTTCAGTACCTGACGGTACGTCACTGCCATCGTCTGTCCTTCCCTCTGCTATCTTCTTTAATTTAGTGCAAGCAATTATAAGGGCGGAAGCCTGCACAAACTGCGGCTTCAGCACCTGCAAGAGTAGCTTGGCTTCTTCTTGCGTCATGTCTCTCTCCCTGAAGAGAGGCAGGAGAGCCCATTAGGGCTCCCCCACCCTACTCAGTTACGTAGTCGGAACTACGAACGGTACTACTGAGCCGTCACGTACCAACTTGACACCGTAGATGGTGTCTGATACGAACAGGTCGCCCAAGTACTCGAGCTTCTTCTGAGTCTGCGAACGCACACCCAGCTGCTCAACGTAAACGAGAGCGTCAGACTGCAGCATGTACGCCAGAGCATTGTCTGCCGTACCACCTGAGTCTTCTACCAGTGGCAGGTTCGTCGTAACGTAGATGTCTACGCCATACGTGTTACCTACCAGACCGTTACGGATGCTGTTACCGCCTCCGACTTCACCGACGAATGCCTGCTCCGTGAAGCGGTTCAGACCCAGGAGGTCTTTCTTCACGATCGTCGGGATGATCATAGACCGTCCAGACATCGGCGCATCTGCGTCGTCGAGGAGCTTAACGAAAGAGCGAATGCCGTCATCAGTGATGTCGGTAGATGCCCCTTCGTCCCAAGTCGTTCCATCGCCTTCGTAGATCGTGGGGAAGGTAGAAGCTGTAGTCAGCTCGTTGTTGGTGTCATCATAAGTCAGCGATGCGCCAGACTTATTCATCAGTTCCACAAGAACGTCCGTGTCTACCTGCTTGGCGATGGCATAGCCAGCGTCATCAGTGTAGAAGCGACGGAGAGACTCGAGAGCCTGAACGGAGACAATGTCTTCCATCAGTCGCGAGTATTCTTTGTGTTTGTTGATGCTTACATCGACACCTGCGTCCGTACCGTGCTGAATCAGTGTTACCTGAGTTTCTTCAGTCTTGGTGCTAGCGGAGCCACGAGTCGGGGTCGGGATATGAATCGTATCACCCTTCTTACCGGTGTGGTTCAACTTACGGACAAGGTTGGCAGCTACAAGATTCTTCTTGTAGGCAGCGATTACTTCGTCAGACCAAATTTCAGGGATGAAATTCGGTACTTCGGTTTTGAGAACATGAGCAGTTCCAAGAGCCATTTTTTACTTACCTTTGTGAGTGGTTGGTTTGTTGATTACTTTACTCTGCCTTCAGAGTATGCCTTCAGTATTTCGTTCTGGAATGTAGGGTCAGCGTAAATATCCGGCTTCTCAACCTTTAACTGGATGAGGTCGGCTCTACGATAGACCTTACTTGATGATCCTGCATCTCCTCCTTGAGCGGCAGATTCGAGACCAATCTTCTTAGCCTCTGCTACCCCCTGACCCTCGCTGAGCGGTAACTGCTGCTGCTGAGGGTCTCCTGCCTGAGCCTTATACTCAGTCAGCAAATCATCCGCAGCTTGCCAGTCCCCGTTCGCTGCAGCAACTGCCACACGCGCACGGATAGGACTTGCCTGTGTCCACTCGAGGAACTGGGGGTTCTGACCTACATCCATGAAGTCCGGGTGCTTCTGCAGAACTCTGTCCTGCATCAGCTGAGACTCAAAATGGGCCAGCTTTTCATCGTATTCCTGACGAATACGGGCTTCTCTTTCGCTTACGTAGCGATCCAGAGTTTCCTGTGGGTTGTCGAGAAGGTCTGCACTGTCCACTTTTTGTGTCGGCTGTGCGTTTCTCTCAAGATCGTCTTCGCGCTTCAGGTCCAGCAGACGGTCTGTCAGCTTTCTCTGGGTTCCTAGATCATTTGCCATTCGTCCGTATGCGGACTCGAGGTTCTTGTAGCTGGCCAGTACGTCCTGTACATTCTTTCCTTCGAACTTGCTGCCTGACAGAGGATCAGATGCGGCAGCTCCCTCAGAGCTTCCTTCTGATACTTCCTGTGGCGTAGTGTCCGAAGCATCCTGAGCAGTTACAGCCTCACCGAGGCTTTTCTCTAGCTCCTCCATGTTTCCTGGAGCGTTGTCGGGATCGACGATTGTTGCCATTGTAATCTCCTACCACCCTTGTGGGTTCTGGTGAGTGATAAATGAGTCCTGAGACTCGTTGGGAGGATTAAGCTCCAGCTCCACGGAGTTCATCACCGTGCTTCGCTTTATGAGCCTCTTCCTTTTTCCGTCGCTCTACGTGAGAGCGTTCGAATCGATCAATGAACTCGGGACCAGCATTCGGTCCCATAGCCATTCTTGACCAATCCAGTTTAGGTGCAGATAACCACACCCGTCGTGCCGTGATAAGTCCACAATTCGTGCATTCGAGGTTCTTAGAGCCTACGGCTACTAAGGCATCGAATACGTGATCGCACTCGTCACACCTAAAATCATACAGGGGCATTACTCAAACTCCAGAGGGTCAATCGCTGACCGTTCTCTGGACTGCTCCGCCAGCTGTATTAGTTCATTGTACGTAGACTCTTCCAGCTTCAGCAGTTCCTGGAACGCAAACCACTTGCCTTTCCAACCGCAAGCCTCGTCCCAGCTGTCCACGTAGAAGTGTCTGTCTTTGGC